AGCCTCTAGTTCACGCCGGCTACTCTCTGCCAAAAAGTTGGCATAATCACCCATGCCTGGCATCGTGTTGACATATTGATTAACGATCCCCTGATTGATGCGGTTCAGGCCAGATTGCATCTGGGGGCCACCAACGCCCTGCTCGAATGCCGTCAACTGAGGAGTCTGTAGTGCCTTAGCAAAAGACTGCTGCGCCAACTGGCCGGCAGATCCAAGGGCTTCCTGATAGCCGGGCGTCAGTGCGGCAAAAGCCTGTTGATACTGAGGTAGCGTCTTCTGGAGTTGCTCAAGTTCAGCAGCGCGATTAGCAGCAGTGTAGGCAGACTCAATCTGAGCCACCTGCGGATACATCTGCGCTGCCTGTTTGAGCGCCTGATCGCCAAGGTAGGCTTGCTGTTGGGCCTGAAGCTCAGCGTACTTGGGCTGGTATTCAGCTTCCCGAGCGTACACTTGAGGAGCCATTGCGACCTGCGCCTCAAGAATGCTTCGCATCGACTCCTGATAATTAGGAGCCGCTGGTGCTTGAATGGTTGTTTTACCGCCGCCCATAAGACAAAATCCTTTCTAACTTTTTAACAGTTAATGGAACTGGTTGCTCTTTTCTCCAAGTGTAAAGTTCTTTGACTGGATGCTTGGTTTGCAGAAATTGTTTTAGCACGTCAGCGTGAGCTTTTACGTTATCTGCCCACACTACATGAGCAGTCCATATTCCATTTTCATCTGACCAATTCCAATCAAAATCCCGTTTGCCTGGATGTGCTGTTGAAACTCCACGGATCTCTCCATCCTGTTCGCTCCAGTAAATGGAGTTGTGGACTCCGTAAAATGACAGGTAATTTTCAACTTCGCTTTTTGTTGCGTGCCCAACCATGTTTAGGTGGTTGAGTGACTTTTGGTAAAACGCCTCAACTATCTTATCCCACAGATTAGGCGTAAGAGCTTTCATTACGTCTTGATGCAGTACATCAGCGCCACGTTGCGCGGGCGTGTTTCGGTGCCACCGGTAGCCAGCGTTGTTGCTGTGCCATTACTTGCTCCATCCCAGTTAAATCCGTTACTTGCTCCAATAAGATTGTATATTCCTTTAGCCTGATGGGTATGGCTCTTAAACTCGTCAAGCTGAGTAGAAGCAAGCGCACGGCCTGGGTCAATTCCCCTGCTATTGTCCCAGCCGCGGACAAATTCGCCACGAAGGTCAGGCACAGTGACGATGCCTAACGCAACAAGATTAGGATACGCAGCAGCACTCTGTCCGTTGCACTCCAGCCAGCCAGTTGGAGCAGCGTTGCGATAAAACGCCATGATGGCACCAGCAGGCAGATTAGAAGCAGATGCCTGAGTATCGACATACTGCTTGGTAGCTGCGCCCAGTGCCACTGACGGATCAGCCTGTAGTGTCACCGCTCCAGTAAATGTAGCTCCAGCCAAGTTAGCCTTTGGTGCAACAGCAGTGTTAATGGCAGTGTCAACGTATTGCTTTGTGGTAACCTGAAGCGCACTGACAGGATCGGCAGCCAAAGCCAACGGGCCTACACCTGTGTCGCCAGCTTTATTCACTGGCGTAAAGCCCAAGGATGTCTGTTTAGTTGCCAGCCCAGTATCAACGTATCCCTTAGAAGCCGCTGACAAGGCATTCACCGGAGTCGAGCTAGACAAGGTCAACTCGCCGGTCATGGCAACACTGCCATTCCTCTGAACGTAATTGGCAACATCAGGCGCAACGCCACCCTGAAGCTGAGCAAGAGTTGCCTTCTTGAGCACACCACCCTGAAGCAAGAGCACACTGTCAGCCGAAGTGGATGAAGATGCAGCCGTCTGATCACTGATGGCACCAGGCACAAGCACCGCATTGTTGACGTGCGCGTTTAGATTGGTAGCAGTTACCTGAGCACCAGTCGCGTAAGTTACTCCTGCTTGAATTTGTGCCATATTATTCTTCGGTAATCATTCCTCTGTTGGAGTTGATAGCATAGATGCTTGTGCCCTTCAATGCTGGTCTTCCTTTGTTGAACACAACCTCAACATCAATGCCAACTCCCTTCATGGCAATGCGCGGTCTTATTGTCCCGTCAATTTGCGCCGATCCAGTAAAAACGTACCGCAGTATTTCTTCTGTTGCGTCTGGATCGTGAACAGTTGTGTAAATGGACACGTCATCTCCAGCAGTGTTGTTAAAGTTAAACTCTGCCCGGCTAAACCGCTTTGTCATCTGAGTGTCAAACGTGTATTCCCTAGAGCGGATACTGGCAGCTACAGGCACAGAAACGTATGACGATGCGCTTAGTGTGGCAGGCAACTCAAATGGCAGCAGCGGAGTCCCAATAATCCCAATAAACTCGTCTCCTCCCTCAAGCTCTTCTGCTAAGAAGATGCCACCGTATTTGCCGTAAAGTACGTTTACTGGAGTGGTTGATCCAAATGGAGTTACCAAAACATTTACTGGCATCCCAATGTTTGAGACAATAAACAACCTGCGCTTGTTGTTGTAAAATGCCGGCACAAAGTTGTCGATAGACATTCCTTCTGGATAGGTGTCTATGCTCTCCCATGCCTGATTTAGTGTGTTGTACACTAAAATTGAGTTGTTAAACAGAGACCCATTAACTGGGAACGCAATAAAGAATCGGTTATCAAAATATACTGCCGTTACCTTTTTTGCGTAATCAAAGTTTACGCCATCAAAGTAATCATCAATAGGCTCACTAAGCGGCATCGTGTTGCCAAGCAGCTTTAGATCAAGCTGTGGCGTGATCATGTGTATTCCCTTGCCACTAAAGAAGAACACAAACTGACCGGCAGGAACAATGCTGTGCCGGGCCAGGCAGCCCACTTCTGTGGTTACCACTGTGATCTGACTTTGATCTGGAGCGGTAGGATCAAACCGCGGATCAATGTAGGCAATATAAATAGACTTGGACATGAAGACCAAGAACTGATTCTCAATCCATGGGAGCACGCCAACAATCTTGTCGTTGCCACCTTGGTTGATTGTGAACGTGTTCAGCGGATCATATCGGTCACTGAGAATGTCAGTGGCAATAATCTCCGTGTCAGCAGTCTTAATGACTATCCTATTCTGAAAGTACAGACCAAACTCCGCAGGTGGCAGCGGATAGGTGCCCTGCGCATTTACTCCGGTCTGGTCAATAAAGGTGAGTGCAGTTGACACTCCATCCCACACAAGCGGAGGATTGGCTTGCTGCACCTTAAAGCCGGCTAAATTTGTGTGGGCTCCAATTGTTGATCCAGTTGTGTTGGTAAATGACCAAGTAAACTGAGTTGTACTCAACACTGCTGTTACAATTACATTTTTGTACCAATATGCGTGTGCGTATGGATAGGTACTTGTATCAATAATGTTTACCTCTGAACCAACACGCAAGCCATGTGGCGTTGCTGTGGTCATCGTCACAGTTATTGTATTTCCGTTACTTACAGATGGATTTGACAGGGTAGCAACAATTTCTGGCCCAGCATCTCCCCTAAAAATGTACAGGTTATTCAGTGCTTGAACCATTTCAGGCTCAAACGAAAACGAATTAACCGTTAATGAGATGTTAAAGTTAAAATAAAACGGAAATGGGTTAGACGTCTCGTCATAAAATACAATGTTGTTATCCGTTAAGTTTTTAACGGTAAAATCTCTGTACGTTAATTGAGCATCTGTGGTTGTAAAACCTATGGTAATAGGATCACCAATGTTTATGCCTATTGTTGTCGGAACAATGGCAAATGCTGTGTAGTGAGTTACTGGACCAACAGTATAAGTTGAAACCGAATAGGTCTGCTTTGTTGTTTGCCCAATCGGCAAAAACCTTCCAGTTGGAAACGTGTACTTCTGCGAGAACGTGTTGGTCTGTGTGTTGTACAGGACGATGCCATCATGGAACATCATCACCACATTATCTTGGCCTACTGAGTTCACATAGTAGCCAGACCCAGACTGCATGTTCGAGTTTAGAGCGTCGTCAGTGAGCCGCTCGCAGCCCTTCCGCGGCTGCGCAGTGCCACGTTGCAGCCTCATGTTGTTTGAGGACTGCGAGAAGCCTGGCTTTAAGTTGGACGGATCAAGACGTGAGGAGAACCCGATAAAGTTGTTATCGGAGTCTACTGTAATCTGACTGTCTTCAGCCATTAGTCCTTGGAGATAAGACGACCAAGTTTCTCAACTAGCTTCTGAAGGTCATCACGGATGTCCATGATAACCTGCATGTCCATACCCTCTTCTTCGCCTTCTTCTTCACCCTCATCCTCTTCCTCGCCGTAGCCACAGTCAGGACAGGTGCCGTTGGACTTCATGTCGCAGCCACAGTCAGGGCAGTATTCCTTGCCCCCTCCGCCCAAAAGTGAACCGATTGCGATAGTGAGCTTGCTCATGCGATGTACTCCTTAAGGTTATTCAGCCGATTATTCCAGCCTTTAATGAAAGACTTCTGTGTTGGATTCTTGTAGACCAGCAAGTCATAGAAGCCTTTGCGCTGCTCAAGAATGTCTTTGACGATGGCATCCACACCCACTTCTTCCACCTTGGCCTCGTAAGCAATGATCGTCTTTGGTCCGATAGTGCCATCAGCATTGGTGCCTACAGCTCGCTGCAGGAACTTGCCAGCCTGGCCTACACCAGTGTTCACGCAGCCATCAAAGTGAACTGCGTACAGTGGCCACGGAAACTTGTAGCACTTTCCAGGCACCCAGTACTCGTTGTAGTAAATGTCCTCAACCTCTTCGTCAGTGATCTCAGACACGCAACGCCGGTCTTCCTGCTTGTCATCGCGATACTTGTCGTATACCCGTTGGATGATTCCCTTGTTGGTCTTGCCGCCTGTGTCATGCGGGTGGTTAAAGAATCCACCCTCGGCGTTAAGAACGAACTTCAGTGCGCGTTCAAAGTTGGGGTTACTTTGATTGGCGCTCATTGCGAATGACGTCCACCAAGCCAAAAATGCTGACAATAGCAGTTGCGACAGAGTTACCAACTCCGGTGGAATAGATGCCAGCAGCAGCTCCAATTTTAGCGAGGCCAAGCCAGGTTGATGGTTGCCGTAGGTAGGTTTTAAGGATGCTCATTTTTGTTCAGTGTGTTCAATTAGTCGCTCCCAAAGTGCTTTACGGTCAGCTTCACAATCCTTAATTTTCCCGTACAGATAGTACACGGCGATGATCGTGAAAGCCATGGACAAGCCCTGGCCGGCCACCTGATCGAGAATGTGTGCAATGAACTTTTCCATGGCTATCGCTTCTTGGCTGTTTTTGCGGATTGCTTGAATGCTTTTGCCGTTGGAGCGCCCTTGCTCCCCGGCTTGCGCATCTTCTCTCCGCTGCCGTCAGCAATGCGCTCACGCTTGGCGTGGATGTTGGCGTAAAGTCCTTTTTTCATCGGCAGTTCCAGCGTTTAAGTGAGGCGGCTTTGCGCGTTGGGTTACCCTTCTCATCCTTCATCGGCCCCGGCATTCCGCTCATGCGAGCGCAGAAGCTCTTTTTGCGAGCAGCGTCAGCCTTGGTCTTTGGGTTTGGAGCAGGAGCCTTGAGGTTACTGCCAGTCTCCTTGTTGTACTTGGCCCTGCCTTTAGCAGTGAGCCCAGCACCCTTGGATACAGGCAACTTCTCGCCCTTTTTAACTGAGAGGTTGACCTGTTTTTTAGGCATCTTGAGGAGGCACAAATTGGCCGTCAATGTAGCTCCAGCCAATACCTGCGCCAGAGTTTCCGATCGGCTCAACATAATAGCCAGGAGGAGGAGTCCAAGGAGTCACGCCATCCCAGATAATGACGTTCTCCACGATGTTAGTTTCAGAGCTAATTACTGCGTATTGCATGATTAGAAGTAGGTTGTCACAACAACAATTCCTTGCGCACCAGACCCACCAGCGCCGCTATCAAATCCTTGTCCCGCTCCACCTCCACCACCACCGGCTCCATAAAGACCTCCATTGCCTCCAGACATTGCTGCGACTGTCTTACTGGCATTTCCTCCACCTCCACCGCTGCCTCCATAAGGAAGGTTGGTTGGTACGGAAAAGCCATTCTGCCCCACAGGAGTGCCACCGGCCAACGCTCCGTTGTAAATGTATTGGAATCCTCCAACTCCTCCGTTTGCAACTGTTCCACCGGCATTGACGCCTCCTCCAGCACCTCCTCCGCATCCAGAAGTTGCATTGGACCCACCTCCTCCATTTCCAAATGTTTGAACTCCGCCAGAGTTTGCAATCGCCCCACCACTGCCTCCAACAAAAAGCGCGCGAGTAGATCCACCTCCTGCTGGAGGAATTGGAGTTGTTGTAGATGTTCCACCTGATCCTTGATTCCCACCGCCTGCGTATACCCAAAGGCCCAATGAACTAGCACCTGCTGCTGTTCCGGCGTTTCCGTTCCCCCCATTTGCCAATACGAGTGCTCCGCCATTTCCAGCAGCTCCAACGGTGACAGTTTCAGTTGCTCCCAAAAAAGAAGCATCAATTGCTACAAAAGTTCTTCCACCGCCTCCGCCTCCAGTGCCGCCACCAGCAGCAGTTCCGCTTGGCGAAGAACAGCCAGAGCCACCTCCCGCGCCGCCGCCGATTACATAAACCTCAACAGACCTCGCCCCAGCAGGCTTTGTCCAAGTGCCACTTGAAGTAAACACCTGCACATTCGTAGGCGTTGCAGGAGTTGCCGTGGAGGCAATCGAGATGCTGCCATTTCCGTTCGTGATCGTGACATTGCTGCCAGCAGTCAACGTAGCCTTGGTAAGCCCGCCAGCCGTGTTGCCAATCAAAAGCTGTCCATCTGTGTAGCTAGACTGACCAGTGCCACCGCTTGCGGCCACAAGCGTACCAGACAACTCCACGGCACCAGAAGTAGCCGTGTTGGGAAGCAGTCCAGTTGCACCACCGCTGATGCTGACCACCGTGTTGCCGTTTACAAGTGCGCGGGTAGCCTGCTTTGTGGTTGTGCCCTGGTTGATCACAAACACATCGGCGTCATTGACAACCGTTGCCACTGGCAGTTCTGAGATTTTAATGTCAGCCATAATTAGATCAGTTCAACCCAGTTCAGTGCTGCCTCGTCCCAGCTATATTGCTTTCCGTCCTGTGGCATCTCAACAGGAGCTTTCCATAGCCAGTCAGGCGCAGAGATTGTCCACGAAGGAAACGGCTGAGGAGCGTAAAAGACGTCGTTCTGTTGGTCGTATGTGTGCCCAATGCCAGCATAATTAGCACGAAACGCTACACCACCATCAGGCTCGCCATCATTCCCATAATGAACTCCGCCCCTGGTATTGTAGCTGGTTTGCAGCCAAGTTCCTGGAGAGGAGTCTACAAACGTGTTAAAAAACTCAGGCTCAGCAACAATTACCTGCTGCACAATTCCATTCAAAGCTTTTGCAAAGTGAGCCATAAATCAAGTGGTAAAATTGCCTGATGTTGTAAATGTGTGATAAGTATACCCACCTGCGGATGTAATCGTCCCGCCAGTGGCTTTTTGAGATCCAAGGTATCGAATAATTACAATTCCTGATCCTCCAGCACCTCCCGTCGAACCACCGCCGCCACCACCTCCGCCAGTGTTAATTGTGCCAGCAACACCAGCACCAGATGGGTTGCCATTTCCACCACCACCTGCGCCACCAAGCCCTGTCACAGGGTTTGTACCAGCACCGCCTCCTCCTCCAGCGTAAAAAGACCCAAGAGATTTCCAATTTAGGCCAGCACCACCGTTTGGCAAAGTGGTTGCTGCTATTGGAGATACACCAACCCCTGTGGCACCACCACCGCCGCCGCCAGTTGCCCAAGTTGGGACGGAATGCTGCCCAGTCCCGCCAGCAAAGCCTTGTCCAGATGTGCCAGAGCCACCAGCCCATGTGCCAGAGACAGACGATTGGTTTGTTCCTCCTCCTCCTCCTGATCCACCAGACGCGCCTAATTGATTGGCGGTTGTATTGGTATAGCCTTGCCCAGCTCCGCCTCCACCAATTGCCGTGAGCGTTGTGATTCCAAAGCCAGATATACTTGAGGCAACTCCATTGCCAACGTTTGGCAATGTTGCATTGTTTGGTGCTCCTGGCCCGCCGCCACCGATTACAATCGAATAGGTATTGCCAAAATTAAATTGGACGGGCAAATCAATGCACCCACCAGCCCCGCCGCCAGCAGCACGTAGAGCAGATCCACCACTGCCTCCACCTCCGCCGCCCGCAACTACTAAAACTTCCGATTGAAAACTTGCTGAAATAGTAATTGAGCCAGGCCCATTTGTGATTGCGATATTTCCACCTGCCGTGAGAGTGGTTTTAGTAAGCGTGTTGCCAGTGCTGTTGCCAATAAGAAGCTGACCATCCGTGTAGGTTGTCTGTCCAGTACCTCCTTTGTCCACAGAGACAGTGTTTAACGTCGGGTTTGGGTAGTTTCCTGTTAAGTCGCCACCTGCCGCAGCGGTAGCCCCAAGAGCGCCAACCTGCGATGCAGTAGGAAAGGCGTGCTGATGGTCGGAGCGGGCCGCCGTTGTTCCTGTTCCTACCGCAGCAACAGATGCAAGATTTGCAGGAGCAGTAGTGGCTAACGCAACTCCACCAGCAGCAGCGATACTTGAAAGTGCAGTTACACGCCCTTTAGCATCAACGCTAATGACAGGAATCTGAGTACTGCTGCCCACATTGCTTTGTGCTGTAGTAACAGCAGCAAGTGTTGGGTTTGGGTAGTTTCCAGTCAGGTCACCACCAGCAGATGCAGTGGCTCCAAGTGCTCCAACGTCAGAAGCAGAGGGGAAAGCGTGCTGATGGTCATCCCTTGCTGCTGTGGTTCCTGTGCCAACTGCGGCAGTGGAAGCCAAGTTTGCAGGAGCAGTGGTGGCCAGAGCAACTCCACCAGCAGCGGCAGCAGTCGTGAGCGCAGTAATCTGCCCCTTAGCGTTAACCGTAATAACCGGAATTGTGGTCGAATTGCCAACCGCGGTTTGAGCCGTGGTAACAGTAGCAAGTGTTGGGTTTGGATAAGTACCAGTTAAGTCACCTCCAGCGGCTCCAGATGGAGTCCTCGAATCAGACAAACGACTATCATTGCCTTCCGCGGCTGTGCCAGCAGTTGTCCCGTAGTTGACTGTTAATGTTCCAGAGGCTGTAATCGTGCCGCCAGACAGGCCAGTGCCAGCCGTAATGCTGGTCACCGTGCCGCCAGCAGAACCGGCAACTGGAGTGCTTCCAAGTGCGGTAACGCGACCCTTAGCGTCAACGCTAAGAATCGGTATTGTTGTGCTGCTCCCAACATTGGTCTGAGCAGTCGTGATGGTTGCCAACGTGGACACTGCCGAACCTGGGCCAGCAGCAGTGACATCGCCGGTAAGAGCAGTGATCGCATCCGTTGGAGCAGACACAGCCACGCTCGATAACGCAGTCACACGCCCCTTGGCATCCACGCTGATCACAGGAATTTGTGTTCCAGTGCCAATGTTGCTCTGTGCAGTTGTGACTGCTGCAAGCGTTGGGTTCGGATAAGTGCCATCCAAATCACCACCTGCTGCTCCAGTAGGAATGCGCGAATCAGACAGGCGAGCGTCGTTGCCTTGTGCAGCAGTGCCGGCTGTAGTGCCGTAGCTAACCGCCAGCGTTCCCGTGGAAGTGATCGTGCCACCTGTGAGTCCCGTGCCACCCACGACACTGGTTACAGTGCCCTGAGGATTGGCTGCGGTTGTCAGGGTTGTAACACGTCCTTTGGCATCAACGGTGACGACTGGAACCTGGGTTGCACTTCCGACTGTTTGTGCCGTTGTAATGGCTGCCAGCGTTGGGTTCGGGTAGTTGCCGGTCAGATCGCCGCTTGCAGGTCCAGCGGGATTGCGCAGGATAAGACCGGTTACCTTCTTGGTTGCTCCACCCTGGACGATTGGGACGATTTCCGTTCCGTCTACTGATGTTGCTGCTGGAAGCTGAGAGATTTTGTCGCCCATATTAGCCTAGAGTCAAATTAAGTCCGCCTTCAGTGGTAAGCCTAAACCCAGCCTCAGTAGCCAGATAATCAACTCCAACAGGTGCGGTAGCTGTTTTCTTAAACCTGAAAGTCTGTTCATTACCAGAAACCTGTATTCTGGCAAAGTTTTTATTGAATGCTTTTGAAGGATCTTGATTCCTCTTCCTGATGTATTTGGTGATCATGCTTAATAAGTGTACACCATGTTCATCCGCTGAATCTGACCCTGCTGACGGATAAGCACATCAATTTGCTGCTGCAAGGCAAACTCAGCCATGCCATCAAGCGAGTCAGCCTCCGTTGCCCTGCCTTCAGAGCGCAGGAAGTCCGCAGACACTGAATTCACAAGGTAGCCCTTAAACCTGAACGGAATTTCACTTAACGCCCATGAGGTGCTTGGGTTTGCCGGCAGCACACCGATGGGAGCAGAAGCATAGGCATTCCAGAAATTTCCAGCCACAGGCAGGTTCTTGCTGGGAGGATTGTATGCAGAGCTGCCCTGACCTGGATCATAGTAAACCTGCGAGCCAGCAGAGTAAGCCAATGTAGCATCGTACCTAGTACCAAACAGGAACGGAGCAGTCTGCCGGAGTAGCACGAACTTCGTAGCAAAGTTAGGAAACCTCAGAACAAACAAATCCTGACTCAACATCTGCATTGTCGAGTTAGTGTTGATGTCCAGATTTGGCATGTTTTCCACGATGAACGACTCATCCCGGCCTCTGGTGCCCTTGCGTGGATCGTGCGTCCAGCATCCGATAGCTTGCCCGGCCACCACTGCAAGAGGTTGTGGGTTGTTCACAAACTCCAGCGTTGAACCACTAATGGCAGTCCACTGAGGAGTGCCCCAAGGCATCTGAATCGTGATCGAGGTGATATACGGATCAGTTGTTTCATCACCAACCGTAAACGCAAACGTGTACTGAGTGGCACCAGCAGAAGACAAAGTCCCGTCCTCTTTAAGAATGAAAAACGGGTTGATGATGTTGACGTTTGACTCGCCAATCGTCCCCTTCTGCCAAGCCTGCTCAGAGAAGTCCCTTAGGTATACCCGCGGATATATTGGATCAAGCGTGATAACGACAGGAATCGTGTCCTCTGCATTCTGCGTGTACAGAGGCTGACTATCCTCTTGGAGAAGCTCGTTTCCTGCTTCAGTGAGTAGCTCAATCGGATCAGCCACCACATTGCTGATGCGAGTGCCAGGCCAAAGCTGAGTAATGTCCTGAATATCGGGCCAATCTTCCCGATCCCAAATCATGCTTAACCGGCGATTAGTAAAATCGCGGATAGCTGCAAACGACTTGTCATTTAGCGTATTCCGATCCAAGCCAATAAGCTGGCATGACTCTGCTAGAATTGCGCTAAATGGTACTGTCTTCATTTGCTAGGAGGCGTCCACCCTACACTAATTTCTTTGACACCGCCACTATTTACCCTGCATTCAGGATTGTCACGCAAGAACTCGTCCATGAATGCTTTGTCATTCCAGCATCCGTAGCCAAGTTTTTGGCCCCAGAAATGGTATGCAGTGCCAGGGATAGTGGCAATCTTTTGGCCGAGTCCATCAATAGACTTGTGCCGTTCTTTATTGAGCTTCGCGATTTGCTTGGCTTGCGCTCTAGCCTCAACCTTATTGCGCTCCCAGCCTTCACGAAGCTCCTTCTCAAGCTGCCCAACCAGATTGTCTGGAATGTTAATCATACGCGAGCCATGAAGGTTGTACCTGGGCCTGGAACACGAGGAAGCCTGCCCTGTGCGTCATAGATGCCACTGTATGGGCTGATCTTGTCCGCTGGCATAGCCGAGCCATCTGTACCTTCAGGGCCGCTGGAAGCGGGCTTCCTGTTGGCTAGTGCCACCAAGTTTGCAGGAGCCTGTACGCCAGTGTAGCGCTGAATTAATGTTGGGATTATCGGAATAGGAAGTACGGTCATAAAAATGTGCCGGTCTCTCCCGGCTGTCACACCACTAGGCAGGTGTCTCCAATCAAGACTAAGCAGCGTTGTAGTCAAACTTGCCGAGACCCAGCGGGTTCCCGACAACCAGACCAGCAACTGCTTCGATCAAACGGCCAGGACCACCACCGTTGTCGGACAGTGCAGTGACCTGAGCCACGTTGCCACCGTAACGAACTTCGATGAGGTTCATGTCGAGCACCAAACCCTTGTAGGGAGTGGGAGTCCACACGAACGGGCTGCCACCAACCGTGCCGATAAAGGTGGTCGGATGCAAGCGCACCGTGCCGAAATCGCCTTGGAACACGTCCAGCGACTGGATGTAAGTGTCCGCGGCAGCGTCACGCTGGAAGGTCTGCACCTTCGTTGCGCCAGCTCCGGTAACGCCAACAGTCGAGGTGGTCGTCAGGGAAGTGGTCCCGAGCAGGCTGGTGAAAGCACGCTTGAGGTCCGTCCCAACGATGCAGTCGAAGGAGGTGTAGTGACCGGTCTGATCGAAGATCGACTTGAGTAGGCCCTGCACAGCGGTGTCCGTCAAGGACGTTCCCAGTGCCGTTCCGCTGCCAACGATGGAAGTCGTAGGAGTGCGGAAGATAGAGGGAATGTCACCAGGAGTCGGAGTGCCAGTGCCGGCGTTGCTGATCCAGGTCTGTGCTCCCGCGGTGCGGTAAGCCTGAGTCTGGTTGCCAGTGTCGATCTGAGACACCTGATTGGAGGTCATCGTGACTTCCATGTCACGCTTGATTCCAGTGATTGCCTTGGCCACGTTGTCAGCCAGTTCATCACGCACACCAGCGACATCAGCAATGTCCTGAGTGAGTTTGGAAACGCGGACTGCGCGGCGGTAGACCTGAGCGTAGTTGGCCAACTCAGCGCGATATCCAACAACGTAGTTGCTGACACCGCTCACAAGGTTGACGTCAAGACCGTCCGGTACGCCGCCAACTTCAGGAGTCGGAAGGCTGTCGGACTGCCAGCGGAAGAACATATTGCCGGGCTTGGAGCCCTTTTTTGCCATGGACGTAAACGGCGTGTCCTTGGCGTCCACCAAGGCGATCATGTCCATCAAGTCTTCGCGTTTACCGCGACCGGAGAGATTGGGTTCTGTAAGTACGGGCATAAATAAATGAGGTTACTGCGTTTGACTGCGTGAACTAAACAAAGTTCATTGCTTTTACCAAGTCGGTTAAGCCGTCACGACTGCCACCAGTTTTTGCAAACTGCTGTTTAGCCTTTGTCTCATCTGATGCTGAAGTGCGTGCTGGCGGAGCCTTTGTAACGCCAGGCTGAAAGGGTGCTCTGCGAATCGGCTGTGCTTGAGTCTTGGCTTTTGCCTTTTGATCGGCATACGCTTTTGCTCCCAAAACAACCAACCCAGCTAGATGCTTCCAGTCTGCCCTGCGTCTTTTAAGCTCTGGGAAATCACGGATAATCTGTTGAGCAACTTGGTACTCCTCAGTCTCCGGTTTTCCCCACCAAGGAAAATCAACAGCAACCTGTGCATCCACCTGTGTCTGTTGTTGCAGATAGTTTAGACGTGCAGGAAGCTCGATTTCTTTGCGCTTCATTGCCGTGCGCTTCATTGCTCGGACTTCATTGTCTGAAAGCTCATGTTCCGTGCCGTCAGGCAAGGTAATGACGCCTCCATCCATGTTGTCTTCGCACCACAGTAGTACTTCCACTGCTTTGTCATACTCAGCCTTAACCTGGTCAAAGGTATTCAGCCCTTCTGCAAAGTCAGTTTGGTCCTGCTGTTTTACAGGTACAGAAGCCTTTGCAGACTCAAGTTCCTGTTGAAGCTGTGCCAACTGCGCTTTCTGCGCTTCAAGTTCAGATTGGGCAGCCTTCTTCGCAGCAACTAATTTGTTGATGCGTTTCTGGACACCCTTGGTCAAAGAACTACTTTCGTGCGGTTCGGAATCGTCTTCAGTAGGCTGATCGTCCTCGCCAGAGGAATCCACCACTTCTTCCGGTTCCTGCTCCTGTGTGACCGGAGCCGTCTCCTCCTCGTTAAGGAAAGTGGATTTAAGAAGATCGCTAAGACCTCTTTCGTCCATTAAACCGAGTTTTTGAGCAACGGGACTTGCTTCTGCCTCCTGATCCCCGGAATCAGGCTGTGCTTCGTTTTCGTTCATGCGGTTAAGGTCGCAAGTGTCCTTTTTTAATTACAAACCAGTAACGCTGGTAGGCCCGTTATTAGCGTTATGCCAAATCTTTTTCTTCAGTCAAGCCATTTAGTTTTAATGCTTCTTGTCTTAATGTTAAAAGTGTTGAGTAAACTAGATTAACGCCATCGGCTTGGCCACAAGCGTGAACACGGTCTTCACCCTTGTTGTTGTTTCCAACCGCGGACATCCAAAGCTGTTCCTGCATCTGTTGGATCGTCTCGATGATCTGATCCCACATGTGGTTCTTCCCTGAGAACCCGTAAGCTGCGCGTTCGCTTTGTGTCATATTACTGCCCAGGCTGCTGCTGTAATGGGGTCACTCCCAGACGGCCAATCTGCGCGTTTTGCTGCTGCATGACGCTCATCTGAAGGCTTTTTACATAGTTCTCAAAGAGAGCTTGGAAGTTGGGATCACTTTGAAGGGCTTGCTGCGCCTTCGGGTTGTTCTGCATGACCTGCTGCGCAAACTGCATCTTCGTCTGAGCCGCGGGATCGTTCTCCTGATAAAGAGCCTCGTTACCCAGAAGCATCATGCCAATGTCATTCTGAACATCTTTAAACATCTTCTGAGATGCCTGCTCTTGATTCATAATAAGCTCACCGGCCATTTCTGGCGCAATGGCTTGAATGAGCATTTCAGTAATCCGGTTTGCGTTAAGCACGCCACCCGTGTCCATTTGTTTGATCTTGGTCAGGAAGTCCACCTTCTGTGCGATGTATTCCTTGTCCAAATTCATCACGTCAAAGCGGACGTTGATGTCAAACTCGTTGTGAATCTCAGACAGGTTCTGCGGCAACACGCCGCCGGTGATGCGCTGGATCTCTTCAGGCGGCATGTACTGGCAGCACAGGGAGAACATCTGCCGGAACACTGAGCGCCACGATAGCAGCCACGAGTTGACCAGTGCCTGTTGAAGCATCTGGGTTGTCATGGGATTTACCAGTGCGTTGTTGGTGCCAAAGTAGGCTGCGTGCTGCTGCTCAACGCGCTGGATCAGGTTGAACGCTACGGTAGGTTCACGAGCCGGCGGCTCCATAAACGTGTAGTCGTTCTGGTTGGTAACCGGCAGCGATACGCCTGGGCCAATCTTGTTGATGGCACCGACACGCTTAACTACCTTGATCGGAGGCAGTGTAGAGAAGGCTGTATGGTCACGAATGGAGTCGTGTTGAGCCTTAATCTCGTCCTGATCGGTCTGCGAAAGCTCAGGAATACCGCGTGTATCCGTCACGGCTCTCCGAATTTGCTCACGACGGAACTCCACAAACGGGTACTCGCCATGGGCGTAGTCGAGGCGTTCGTGAATAGCCCAAGAGTCACCGTCAGAGACGCGGTTACTTGCAGCCTGAGGGCAGATTACAGTGTAAAAGATAGCCGGCGCATCACCATCAAGGCTCTTGGTGTAGCAGTACACCACTTCCACCATGTTCATGTAGTTTACACCGTTGTAAACCATCATGGTGGTAGTCGGGAGCAGGTTGATATTGTAATAGCTGCTGGATTTGCCCAGTTGCTGCAACGCACGCTCTACCCAGTCTGGATTCCAGCCTTCTGTCGTGACTTTTTCACGCAACTCAACCTCAGACATCCAAGTGCGGCGAAAGATAACGCGGCTGCGCTGAAGATCAGCAGTTTCAGGCGGAAAGATGATTTCATCCCAAGGTTTAAGAGCAACGATTTCAGGAAGGTTCTTGCTGACGTACTCCTCGTCCATGGTCGTTATGCCGGTTTCGGCAAGTTCACGAACCATGCGCTTGGCATCAGAGGCTTTCAGTGTAGGCAGAGCAGCCTGCATGATCTCCGCGGCCTGCTCAGGAGCAGCTACAATCAAGTTAGGTAGCTCCATGAGCACCTGACTGCCAGATTGCTGGGCCAATCCCATGATCTGCTCCATGGAAATGTCCTGAGTGCGGACACTGATATTCTGCTGCCAGCCAACAAAGAAGGCGCTCCAGCCGTACTGAAGTGCGTACTGAGCAGCCAAGGTTGCCTCCTTGTAAAGCTGCTGCGGCATTTTGGAGTCACGAATCCAACGAAGCAGAGTAGTGCCAATGCTAGAGATTGGCATGTCATTCAACTCAATGCCACTTGCACGAAGCTCAGCCTTTTGAAACGCTCCCACAAGAAGAGCGGTAAGCTCGTTACAAGTGCCGTCGATCAGGCGGGTTCTGACGTCAGAAGCACCTTCAAATGGCCACGCTGGGTCACCGTTAGAGCGGTTTTCAGAGTGTTTCTTACCGTCGTCAGTCTGCCCAGGCCACCGGCAGAAGCGTATATTGTCGAACTTGGTGACCAGATTTCCCTGACTGGAATTGATCATGGCGCGGTTGTACTCGCTCAAAAGTTCGCCTACATGCGGGTTCTTTGAGGCGATAGCCAGAACATCAGTGTTGGTTCTTAACATACTTTAATAGCTCCCGCACTTATTAACGCTTTGCCACTGCTTGTTTAATGGTCCTGTGTGGCTAGGCTGCATTACCACAAGATAGCCAAGAGCGTCAATGGGATCTTTGCAGGCCCCTTTCTGGCCATCATGTCCTGTCCACTCTCTAAGAGAGTAAATAAGGTTCTGGCAACTCTCATGCACCATCAACCGCGGATGGTTTTTTTCAATATCAATGTCAGCTTCCCTGTCATAACACAACAGGTCGTTGATAATTAAAACACGTTCATCCACCGACACACTAGCAGCAGGAAGAAAATAAAGAGGCTCACTAGCGTCCAAAAGCAAATCAAGCAGTGTAACGCCACCCTCCTTGCTTGTGGTCTCCGTGCCTGCGCTTCTTGGGTCAATATAGCGTTCCGCAATCTCCTCGCGTTTGTCAGCATGTGTTTCTAAGCTCCAGACTAGTTCAGTGTACTCGTTTACTCCGCGACCAGCTCCGCTTCTCTGTGCAGGTCCAGCCCTGCCGTCAGCCTTGTCACTAGGCAGCGCCCATTCGCCGTAGCTTTGATCCGGCCATTCGCGATAAATCCAAATTGTGCCGTGCTTGTCCACTCTTGCCCAAAGCATAAACCAGTTTCGGGCTCCTGCCGGGTCAGCCACCATGTAATTAGTCCCTTCTGGGCATCTATCGGTGACACTATCGGTGAACACGTTCCGATCACCGAACATAGGAAACTGACTGCCGGCAGTCTGCTCGGCCCAGCCATAAGCGCGAATCTTGATGTCATGGGTACTGCGGCCTTTGAGTGTCTGCTGCATCCGCTCCCAGTTGTTGTAAGGATTTAGCTTTGAATGAAACCAGATGCAACTGTGCTTCCCGTACACGCCTTCCGCGGTGTAGGGCATATTTCCCTTTGGTACACCGATGACGTTGTTGTTGGGTAGTAGTTCACTCTCCTTCCAACTTTTGATCCTGGCTGTGGAGATAAACTCCTTCACGGTCTGTGTGTAGCCAAGAATCGGCGTGAAGGTAACGAGCAGTTTCCCGTTGCGGGTGACCAAACGGTAACGAAGCGTCTCCAGCCAGTCAGCCGGCACAAGTTCATCGCACCAGACCAGGTCTACTTCGCCACCTTCAACGACCTTAATGTCCTGAGCGTAGTTAAGAAACCAGATCTGGTTGCCGTTGTAGACTGCCGTGTTGTCCGAAAAGCCGTTCTTCTGCGTCCAACTGACCTGGGTGTGCTTGTTGCGCTTGGCTTCCTTGAGTTCCGGTGGAAGATACTTGTGAAAGACATTCTGCTGCATGGACACACTAGTCATGTTAGTCGTGTGCAGACACCAGATATTGAGGTTACGCTTGCCGAACTTCTCCTTCACCCAGTTAGGAGCAAAGCCATTCAAATCCACTCCCACAAACGCCTGGGCAATCCGTTTGGCAGCGTACTCAGTCTTACCGGCGCGGTTCCCGCCAAGGATGAGTAGCTCAGGCCGCTCGTTGAGTAGTGCGTCAGCATCCTTCCACGCTGCAAGCTCAGTGCCGTACCGGTGAGGGTCACCAAGCTCAGCCTTCACACGCTGCTCGCGCATCAAAAAGAGCCGCATAACTTCCTCGGGCCCCACGTTGTCGATCATCTGCTGGCGCTGCTCCTGGTCAGGAGCCGGCATCAAAGGGTGCTCGATGAGCGGGTAGTTCAGAAGTTTTTGGATCAGCTTATTTTTCTGCTCTTCAGGAATTGACATGGCATTTGTTTTCTGGGAAGTTTCCCGTGCACCCTAACATAAGGGAGCCGCGTAGCCGCTGGTCAACCTGAAAGACGGACCCACCGGATGAAGACATGGTTTTCGGTATTCCTCTTGACCGAAATTAAAGATCACTGGTGTCCAAGAATCAGTGAGTGCTGCACAGTCGTCCGCGATAGAGACAATGCTAGGCTGAACGGGTAGCCATGGGCAAAGACTGTGATATGCGACGCGACGGTGACACTTATACGGAAGTGTGACGCTTCAACTTTGAGCACTACCCCCAATTCTAGGTGGCTAACACTCAGTCTTGGGGGTACTATGCTCAGACTCCGAGCTCTAGCTTACCGGAAGTATGTAGCTTCAGTAGGCTACCCCGAAGGGTCGGGCCGTCGGCCCGAAGGGGTAGCAACAAGGTAGCATAGGTTAAATAGCTACCAGTGATTAGGTACACTTAACCTAAATACAAGCTACCATCCTTAACTTGGATGACTTGGTTAAGTTTGACTTGGTGGCCTTTGCTCCCAACAAACACTTTGCCAAGCGTATCAGTCTCCACATAACGCTGGTTCTGATGCTTCTTAACGACCTTGGCTGTGCGGACCTTCCCGTCCAAGAGCGCCGGCCTGGTCATCACTAACGACTCAGGCAAATTAAGATCAGCAGCCTTAATTAAGATCGGTGGTTTATCCTGCTTGTGCTCCACTAAACTAGGATCAACCACACTTAACGCGATTATACTTGGCTCTTGTTGCGGTATAACCGCGGTTAAGTCCACTTGAGCGTCACTTGAGCCATTAAGATCGCCGCTTAAATCAAACAAGCCGGTCTTAAACATGACGCGGCTGCCAAACCCGGTCTTCTGCCGCCTGTAGTCCACGCCTTCCGTGTACTTGCTCAAGTCATAATCGGCACCCAACTTCGCCTTCACCTGCTTTTCATGAATTGTAAATCTCATACGCATTCTCGTTCTACGAATTAAAGTGTTCAATTTTTATACACACCCGACGCGAGGAAAGGACGCCCAGTCTGCACAAGCAAACCGGCTGCAACTTAGCGCCACCTAGACCTGGTACTCAATCAGGGGAAAGGCGACACCAGCTACAGGGGCAACATGCCCACGTCCTTTTTCCTGCCAACACAACGTGCCGCTCGCAGGTGTAGCCACACAGTGTAGAAGCGTCAAGCAGGAGAGTGCAAAGAGGTGCGCAGTGGTGCTACAGCACAGAGGCGGTAGCGAGTGCGCACAGAGAAGTAGGGGCCGCCATTGGGGGCAAAAATTTTCAGATGGGGGGATGAGTTGTAGCTAAAGTTTCTAGACAGAGCCAGACCCCCTCCCCCCCTTTGGTTCCGGTCTGATGCGGTGGCGTTGCCTCCGAGCTTGGCCGCTTTTGCTGGCCAGAATCGCTGCAAATCCTCTCTGTAGCTCTATATGACGCACGTTGTCTGGCGTTATGGAAAAGGGGTGCCGCAGGGTCGCAGAGGGCCGTGGAGAAGGGGAGCAGAGGGACGGCGAGGAGCTGCTCGCGTTGCTTGTCAGCGCTGGGGGCTGCTACGCATCCCTTGCACATACTTTGTGAAAAAGCGCACATCTTTTCACAAGCGCACACATGTCGCATCCCGCACCTGCGCACCTGGTCGGCACTCTCTCAATCTTTCTTCACTTTTTCGCTAAACCTTCGCGCATCCCCTGCCGATACACTAGGTAGCATGAGAACACTTCGCTCCTCCTCTAACCTCCGCAACCGTGTACGCCGTACCTTCTACTTCTTCCTAGAGAATACTCAGACCTGTATTCTTGAGATCCCCTGCTTTACTGACAAGCACGCCGCCCGTGTGTGTGCCGCTTGGTCCGCTAAGCTCAATATCCCCCTAGAATACGCCGAGTAATCGTCACCCGTTAGCCCCTCTCACACTAGAGGGGGGCTAGAGGGTGCTGATAAGCGCCACAACAAACTACAAAACATATGACGACCATCTACTCAAACAAGACAGAGGCGCAAAACCTCATAGCCATGACTGTTCGCTACATCGGACCAACAGACTACAGAGGCTCGCGCATTAAAATGAGCCTCCCTCGCTTTGAGGAGTCCTTGACGATTCCCTACGACTACGAAGCCAAAGACGCGGAAGACGGCGCGGTTCGCTTCCTTGAAAACAGTAACCTTGTTCCGTTTGCCCGCGCATGTGGGGCCGATCATTCCGCTATCCTACTGTTCTCCTTCGACTCCACAGACGCCCTGTTGGCACTTTTCCGCAAGTAACACTATGAATTCTCGCAAACACACTGCCCTCATTCGCTTCGCCAGCCTCGCCCTTGTGGCCTTTGATGCTTGGCTTCTCACTCGCTTCCCTAGCTTAGAGACTGCCGTTGCCCTTTGGCTGCCTTTCTCGGTTGCCCTGGTGGTGGCCATTACTCCAACTCCGTCCAGGTTCCGGTTATGAGTGACCACCTAATCGAGGCCCTAGCCCTCTATTTCGTCCTCACCCTCTTCTTCAAAGACTAACCAATGTCATTCCCTGATTCCACCGAGTTGTTCCAACTCATAGCCTTTGCGATCACCCTTCGCGTGCTTGGCTTCTTCTTCAACTAAGCAACTCCACACAAAACAAAGGGGCAACCTCCCAAGGGTTGCCCTTTTTGCTGCCCTGATTCGGTGGCTTCTCTCTGTAAAAGCACCCAAGAAAGCACCCAAAGACACCCCAAGATCGCCCCCAAAAACAGCCAGGCTCACCAAGGAGTTGCCTATATGCACTTATGTGTGCCAACCAATTTGACTTGAAACTTTGAATCTTTATTCCGGCTTAAGAAACTTTTTTGATTTTGGAATCCAATTTTGATTTTGGATTTTGAAAACCAAAAAGCCGGCCCCATTTCTAGGACCGGCCTCTTTAGGTTGTCAGCGCCGCGTAATACGATGACGCAACTTGTTTGCCCTATTCTTTCTCAACCGTCAACAATTACTCTTCCTCTTCCTCTTCAATCTCCACGTCTACAGGGCTATCACTCCACTGCATAGCCTGATACATGCGCGCAAACAGGCTCCCTGAGCCGGCGTCATATGTCTGATAGCTGTCAGTGTCACTATCGTGCGCCAGGATCTGGACACAGTCAAAGTGCTCGCCTAAGTCAGCTGCAATCCGATCAATGTAAGCCTGCTTCTCCTCAGGTGTCATAGTTTTTCAACTTGATAGTGAGTGGCCATGATGCTTTTGCCGTCATTCGTGGTGGTTCTGTACTTCTTAACCGCCCACTTCTTGCGGATAGCCATGTTCAGCGTAGCAGTGCGCTTAGAGCCTAGCATATTCATGAGTTGCCACAGTGTGTACCAACCCTCTGGAGCTGGCTCACCAAGCACTTCAGCCCGCAATTGTTCAAGTAGCGTTTTTTTCATATTGGCAATCTAAAGTCTCCAGCCTTGGTTTCCTTGGCCAGCCATACCACAGTCTCCGTGTCACAGTACTCTCCCCAAGCAAAGCCGCGGCTCCACGATGTTGTTGCTCGCCGGTTGGCCGCATACCCCATGGCATCCTTATCTCCCAGCCAGCCCACACAGTAGCCTGTTGGATGCGCTCTGTTGCGTCCCTCAGCCTGCTGCACCCGGTGTAGGTGCGCTATCACCACCTTGCTTGCTGTGCCGCCACACACAGCTTCAGCATGATCTCGCACAGCAGCTTCGTTGACCATGTAGCCGTGACCAAACAACGTGTCACCAAGTTGACGCCAACCATTCTGGAAGTTGTAGTCAATAACCTCACACTTCATCCGTTTAGCCTGGTCGGTGATCTGCCCCATTACACGGCCCGCTAGTGCGCTGACTATAGCCTTGGGTGACTCCATCAGAGTGTTGAGTCGGGCCTCGTGATTGCCTAAGAAATACTTCTGCGGCTCAAGCTGATGAAGGAATGCTAGGCCGTCTTGTAGGTCACCTTCTGGGTCAACTGCTGAGTCCGCACTGTCACCTGCACCCCCACGGAGACAGGCTAGGTCAACAGCATCACCTAGGTGAATGGTCGTGTGAGGCTTCCATCGCTTTTTGAAAGCCAACACACGTTTAAGTAGCTGCTGATCTGCATGGTGCCCATGCGAGCACCCTACAGCCATAAACCGCTTCCATGTGCGGACGATGTTAGCCATTCATCTTGATATATCTCTCCATGCCTGCACGATTTCAACCCTAATCTCATTTGGGCAACCAAATAGCTTGACCTCGCGCCAGTCCTGGCTTGGCAGTTTCTCGCCCACATGCGTGTTCAGCACTTGCCCATTTGGCAGGCTGCCTATTCTATGTACCACGCAGGTGAAGTCATCTGTCACCTGTGCGATGTAGCCCTGATCTTCGTATATTACTTTTAACATAAAATGAAATTAAAATTAGAAGGCGCTCAGAGAGCCTGTACGCCGGAGGAAACCATAGCTCGAATGAAACCTTGGTGGCACCAGGCCGGCATCACCCGTGTCTCTGAGATTACCGGCCTAGATCGTTGCAGCATTCCTGTAGCGCAGTGCGTTCGCCCTGACTCCATATCATTGTGCGTGGACTCCGGCAAGGGAGCTACCGCAGAGGCGGCCATGTGTAGCGCCATGATGGAGGGCTTTGAGCGGCATGTGGGTGAAACTGCCACGCTGCATGCAATCATGGAATCCGGCAGCAGGTTAAGTAACATAGAGACTAGGTTTCAGCGCATCAAGGGGGCCTTTTACAACCCTCGCGCGCCTATTGAATGGACTGAGATGCGCGGGCTTGTAACGCAACAGCCAAAGTTGGTTCCTATGGCGTGCGTTAAAACCAACACAGCACAATTTGGATTTCCGTTTTTCAAGTTTGCTTTTTGCTCAGGATCAAATGGGCTATCCGCGGGTAACACATTGGAAGAAGCTGTAGCTGGTGGCCTTTATGAAGTGATTGAAAGAGATCAAATCGCTTCAGCTTTCTCAAATAAGATTGATGGCATAGTTGTTGATCAAAACACCATAACCGATGCCACGCTCTTATCTTTAATTGAGCAGTTAAAAAGCAATGGCGTTATCCCAATTATTTTGGACTGCACCCTTGATATAGGAATACCCACCTATATCTGTTATGTGTACGACCAAGAGCGCAATATCGGCATGTACAAGGGCTATGCCACACATTTAAGCCCTCAGATTGCTCAGTGCAGGGCACTTTGCGAAGCCATGCAAGCCAGGGTTGTGTTCATGAGCGGCAGCCGTGATGACGTGTACCATAAGATATTTTTTGAAAACAAATTTAAGGACAGTAAACCAACATTAGATCGGTTGCTTTCATTCACTAAAACAACATCAAGCAATCACTATGATGATTTGAGCACTGATTCATTTGTTGGAGACATCAAAGTAATACTCACAAAGTTAAACAAAGCAAATATGCCAGAGCCTTTAATTAAAGTATTTGATCACCCATATCCATGCTCAGTAGTTAAGATGGCTATCCCTACACTACAGGGCTATTACCACACAGGCGGACAGGAGGGCAGGAACCTGTGATTGCCATATTTATTGGACCTACCGGAATTGGCCTAGATATGGCTAACCTAGACGTGCGCCCACCAGCGCAGCAGGGTGACATCACTAAAGCTGTCCTTGATGGCGCAAAGACCATCGTGCTCATTGATGGCTATTTCACTCACGCCTTGTCTCCGTGGCACAAAGAGATCTTGTTTGCCATAGCACATGGCTGCCGAGTTATTGGAGCCGGTTCACTTGGCGCACTCAGGGCTGTAGAATGTGCCAAATACGGAGCTGAGCCTGTAGGAGTGATTGCTGGATGGTACGCAGACGGCACCTGCACAGATGACTCTGAGGTTGCTCTGGCTCACGGCCACTACGATGACGGCTCCAAGCCACTGACCGTACCACTGGTCAACATCCGGGCCACAGTGCTTGCCCTTGATCTGGACACTAGCATCATTGAGCAGTGCCGCTTGATCTACTACATGGAGCGCAGCTGGGCAGCGATTAAGCGACTCCTGCCTGATGTGGGCCAGAAGCTGGCCGACTCCTACATCAACCAAAAACAGCTTGATGCCAAAAAAGCCATTGAGTTGGCAGCAACCTACCGCGCTCCAGTCAGCACGGCCAGTAACGCTATCAACAGTAATATGCAGATATTACTGAGTAACGACTTGCCTATTGGTGAGCAAAGAAAGTGGCAAGTTGTTCCAAACCAAACTGAAGCAATAGACCTACACTTGTTTTTTGAGTTGGCTCGTAGCATTGGAATTACGCCCACACCAGCAGAAATTGAGGCTCAGTCAACACAGATGTGGGATAGCCTTGGGGTCACAAGCCCTGAAACTGCCAGGGAATGGCTCACAAACAACCGCATCACTGACCAGCAATGGAATGTGTTTGCCATGAAGCTGGCCACCAGAGAGTGCGCTAGGCAATGGTTTGCAGTTACTGGTGGCGCAGTGATGGGTGTGCCGCTTGCGGAAGAGTACAGCCTGCTCAATCCTGCTTAAAGAGATCCTTAATCTCATCGTGTAACTCATCATTCATGGCGTCCTGCTCTTCTATGACTTCAGCCGCCTTATCTTCAGCGTGCTTTTGACTGTACGCGATGATGAGGCCAGCGTCCGTGTCATAGACGAACGCATTCTTCCAGTCAGCCCGGCAGCGGATACCTGACGCAACGTGTTGCCACTGAGGCTGTGCCCAGTTAACAAGCTGTGGTGGTAGTTTTTTGGATTTCATTTATTAATGTTTTGAATGCTAACTCTGCCGTCGCTGGCACTACTCCGTTGCCAAGAAGGCGCAATTCGTCTGTGCGATTTCCTTGACTGGCTGCTTCGACATAGCACCCCTTCTCCCAAACCTTTTGGTCAAGAGCGGATCGCCATACTTCTTCCATCTCTGGTAATGCATCAGACAAAGCCCATGCCCCTTCGCTGGCTTCCCGCAAACCTTGCAAGATTGCCGCTCCTTCCACGGCTTCTTTCCCTCTTTCCAATGCAATTTCGTATGACAACTGGCACAAAGCGTAACCAAGTTCTCGTTTGAATTGTTCAATGGGTTTCTGTCCTTGTGATGGATTCCCACAAGATTCGTAGACCCACATTCCTGACAAGTCTTCGATGACGTCGGGCAACCCCAACGAGATATGTCCCTCGACGTTTTCAAAGAAACAGATAGTTGGTCGCATTGCAGCAATTCCGGCTGAGATAAACGGCCAGAGGTGTCTTGGGTCATCTGCACCTGCTCGCTTGCCGGCTGCACTGAATGGCTGGCACGGGTAGCCGCCAGAGAGGATGTCCACCACACCTCGAAAGCTCTCCCAAGGGAAAGACTTGAGATCGCTCCAGATCGGAGCCGCATCAAGTTGCCCGCCTTCCATTCGCGCAAGTAGATTTTCGCAGGCGAAGGCTTCGATCTCCGCATAAGCGACTGTGCGCAGGCTTGAGAGCACTCGCCGGAGTCCAAGGTCAATGCCTCCGTATCCTGAGCAAAGGCTGATATGAGTGATTTCGGTAGTATCCACATTACTTGGGCTTCATTGCTGCCATGAACGCATCACCAACCTCTGCGGTGGTGTGGACGTGTACATGCTGGTGTAGGCTCTCCACGCCGCTCTTGTTCTTCTCCATTGCCATCAGCTTGTCCGTGGCAATCCCCAGTGCCAACACACTGTCCTTGGCACTCATCTCTGGCATTAGCTCGATCACCCTGTCAGCGGACAGGTCAGCCACCTGATGCAGCTTCTCGCGCAGGCTAATCTGGCGCATTTTCTCGCGGAACTGTGAGTCCACATCGAGGCCATGTGATTTGATCTGGTGAGCTACAGTCTTGCTGACACCAGTCTGCTCCTCGATGCCGCGGACACTGACACCCTGGCAGTACAGTTCGATCACACGTTTGCGCAGATCCTCAGAGACGCCGGCTAGAGCGCCCTTGCCGTCCACCTTCTCTATCTGCACGCCCATAACATGATCCTCAATGCGCACGTTCTTAAGCCCGGCCAACTGCCTTGCACGGGACTCCGCTGAACGGAACACTTTCTTTTTTGGTTTTGGTTTTTCTTCCTTCATCTGACTTTCCAGTATTCGATTGTTACTTTGCCATGGTCGATGTCTAGTGGCGCATTCTGGCCAGCATGATCGCCGGTCAGCAATCCTGGCCCAAGGAACTCCACGCGCACACATCCGTACTTGAGCGTAAAGCCGTGCGTGTAGTTTTTATCTGCGCCTTCATCGTCGTAAAACACGATGGTTTTGCCGTCTAACATGCTTGCATCAACTAGATGCACGCCCAAGAGTTGCTTGAGCGTGGCTAGTTCTCCATCGTACTCAACCGGCTTTACATCACCGGTCTTGTGATCCAGCAGCAGTGCTGTTGAGTTGGCTAAGGCGATCACGTTGCTGTTCGATGATGAGCTTCAGTTCTTGAATCTGCCTGAGTTGCCTGCGGATAGCCGCTTCGTACTCGGGGATGATTACTTCGCAGCAAAGACAGTTAGTAGGGACTTGATCCGATTCCATAGTGTTGGTTTTGTAGGTTGTTGATGCACCACCATTGCGGGCCCAATGATCTCCCCTGAGCCAGGGCCGCCGCCGCGGGTGAGGCGCTTGCGCTTGTTTGGTTTGCTGGTGACCGGCTTACTTAGCCGCACCTGCTCAATCTCAGCAGCAACATAGTATTTGCAGCGTCCGATCTTGATGCTGCTAAAGTCACCACGCTTCTCACGATACAGGAGAGTCTGCCAGTGGCATCCCAGTCGCTTGCACGCCATGTCTCGCGTTAGCAGCCGCGAGCCGTTCGGCTTTCTTTTTGGCTTTCCAGTCACGGACTCGCTGGAGCTGCTCTGCACGTTGCTCTGGAGATTGCTTTGCACGCCATTCTCTGGCGCGGGCACATGCTTCTGCGTTGTGTTTTTGCCGGTATAATCTGTTTGCTTCATTTTTCTTTCTCTGTCTTTCTTCTTTGGTTTGCGTAGGCTTACGCCCTGGTCTGTTCCGCTCGCGCGGCACAGTGATTGCAGGTTGATCCCGCGGTACTTTTATTGGTCGGTCAGCCGAATCTTTAGCTTTAGGTTTTTCTTCAACTTTCTTTTTAGGCCGGTTCTGAATGAACTTGCCTTTGAACGTGTAGGCCAACCCGCGGCGTTGCTCCCAGTCGCGGAGAGCCCTCATCATGGAGCCTAGCTTGTTGTCCAGGTTGGGCATGTACACCGTCCCGTCCGCCGGAAGGTTGTCCTGCATTGCAATGTTTCTTTGTGCTGCAAATCTCATATGTTTAGGTATTTAGGAATGATGCTGTTCTGCCGTTGAAGCGGAGATGCGTGCTCACACCACAAGGTCCGTTGCGTTGGAAAGGTATATTCACTTTTCGGTTCTCTTCGCCATCTATTTCGATAGCCATGATACAGGTGGCGTCCTGCTGGATGGCTCTGCTCTCTCTAGCTTTACCCTGTTCGTTTAGTTGTGTTATGCCGATGACTAGGCAGCCCAACTCTAACCCCAACAGTCGCAGTGACCTAGACACCTCTGCAACTTCACGCTCACGGGTGGAGTCTTTGCCAAGCTCACACCGCACAAGCTGGATGTAGTCAACGAAGATCACGCCCAGGCCAATACTGCTCTTGCTCATCGAGCGGGCCACAGAGCAAATGCTCGCAATGTCGTACAAGTCGTCTCGGATGATGAGGTTAGCCCTGTGCAGCACATTGAGAGCGCGTTGCATTCCTTGAAGCTCACCCTCAGAGCGCACACCCTCGGCCAGTGCCCGCAGGGACACATTCCCAAGGCGAGCCACTAGACGGTCGATGATCTGAGAGGCCGGCATCTCCAGCGAGATGATGAGGACACCCTTTTTCATTCTTTGTTGTAGCCCTTGTGGATTTCCTTTGAGTTGTGTGTCTTCTGGCCGGTGTACACGGTGACCAGTAGATCCACAAATACCTCATCCGTGGATTGGTGAAGTGGCTCTAGTGCCAAGTCATCTATCAGATCCTGGCAGGCTTGCTTGCTGCCGATGAGCAAGACCTCCTGCACGATCTTGGGCCGCGGCAGGTGCTCATAGCCTTCATTGGTGATGCTGCGCCGGAGTGCTACAAACTCTTTCATTTGCTCTCCTTTAAGTACTTCACTGCCTTGTCTCTGGCTTCACTGATCCTGCTGGTGCCAAGACTCTTCAGATCATTGGCTAGGTAGTCTGCGCCATCAATTAGTTGCCGAATCAGTTCGTGAGCCTTCACTAGCTCATTCGCCAAGTAATTTGAGTGCTTGTCGCACGTCCTCCAGTTCTGGTTCATAGTGCAGTACGGGCGTGCGTTGTCTTGCTTGCACATCGGACAGGGTTCGATGATGTAGGTGCTCATTCCAGTGCCTCCCGTGCTATTGCCCGCACTGCATCCATGCGATCAGGCAGTGTGATGACGAAGTCTAAGCCTGCAATACGCTGAAGCGCATCCTTGTACCGCTCCAATACCTGCTTACGTTCCCGCAGCGCATTCTTCTGCTGCTGTATCATGCGGCAGTACAAGTCAATGTGCTGGTCTCTCAAGACGCCGCACTCCTCACAATATGGGTCAGTCATTGAGCGCCTCCAGTTCACATCTGATCTTCTGCCGTGCCCGCGCCACCTCCACTTGGAAATGCATCCAGCAATCGCGTTGGATCATTTGAGCGACAGGGTCACGGTCCTGCACTGCCGTGTAGTGGCGAGCAAATGCCTCCAGCAGTGAGTCCAGCTTCTTGATTAGTGCAGTTTCCATTAGAAACGGGGCAGGATAAGTTTAAATTCCGGCAACCCAGGCCACTCCTGAGCGGTCTGACACCGCGCAAAGTGAGCCAGCTCTTCCTCGATCTTGGCGTTGGCCTGCTCAAGAATCTCGCTGCCAGCACGCATGAACTGCGCTAGATGCGGAGCCTCAGTGTCCACCACAAGGAACCAGAAGCCTGGAGTCTCGCTCAGGCTGGCCGCCTGCTGGAAACCATACTGATACCAAGCAGCTTGGATATCATAGCGGAAGCGGTTGAAGCTGCTGTCAAAGTTGCGGATGTCGTTAGTAGTCTTGAGATCCACCAAGCAGGTTTCACCGTTGATTTGTGCAATCATGTCAGGGCGGCCCTTGCACTTCACTCCGTCACGCTCCCAGAAGATGCTGGTTTCGATGTCGTCATCCTCGTAAGCGCAGTGCTCCATGAGCGGCTCACACGCCTTGAAGCAGCCTGTGATCACAGCGGCCTCATCACGGGTGACGATGGTCTTGCCAATGTTCTCTTCGCAGAACAACTGCCACTCCTCTTTCCCGGCTTTGGTGCGCCTATCAACCTCAGGCCCAACTGCGTAGTCAACGCGGCCCTCAAGCACTAGGCTATGGATCAGTGTGCCAAGTTCCATGGAGCGGCTAGGCTTCCACTCCTGTCCTTTGCGGTGGAGGTAGTAGCTGGGAGCAACAGCGAAGTTGTCCAGTTCGTGTTTGCTGAGCCCGCTCATCTGGCGGTACTCGGCCATAGGTATGTTTCTGTGTATCATTTGATTAGATTTCTGATTTTGTTGTGTAGGTCTTCGATGGTGCCATCGTTGACTATCTCTATATCGGCAGCCACCTCGCACTGCTTTAGCTCGGATTCGTGATTTCCTGAAATAATTCCAGGCCGCACGATGCGGACGATGATGCCGCCAATGCTGCGTACATAGTCAGCCTCGTTCTGGAAACGCACGTCTGTGAAGACCAGTTTGCTTTTGAGCACTTCAGGGCCAAGCAGCCTTTTGATGCCATTCACCCAAATGTCTTGGTCGTACTTTCTTCCAGCCATGCCTAATTCTTGCAGCAGCGCCCTGCCTCGCTCGTCCTTTTGACCATCCCAGCCAAACAGCCTTGCGATGCTTTTTAGTCTTCCGGCAAAAGCATAGCGGTAGTGCGTTTTTTCCAGTGCTTCAGCCGCTGTGTCCTTGCCGGAGCCTGCCAGGCCAATGAGTCCGATGTGCTTCATGGATTTACCTCCAAAGCTCCGCAGGCCACAACGCCGCCATGCTGGTTGCGGATGAGCTTTGATGGCGAGCATAGATCCTTGCGGTCTGGCAGGTGTATCCTAACCATGCTGGCAACAACGTACATGGTGCCAGCCTCAGGCTCAGGGACGTTGCTGATGCCTAGGTTCTTACTGACCATGAGCGGGATACCATTCACTTCGCCCACGTTACAGAGCTGAGTGTTTACCCTGGCAATGGAGCCAGAAGGCATGATGGTTTCGTGACCACTGATCACGATGGGGTGCGGAGTTAGATTAACTAGGTTCATTTAGGATGTTGGCTATGATGTTGATGGCGAGCATTGTCTTGCCGGATTTTTCTGGGCCGCCGATGACCAAGAAGTCACCGTATCTGATAGGCGTTAGGTTATCGAGCTTGTCGTACCCTGTGCGGATGCGCTGCGTGAGGTCGTCCCCTTCTTGGTAGCGAGTGATCGCATCCATGATGAGGGCTTTGGTGTCCAGCACTGCTGGCGGGTTGAGTTCACCGCGAACCTTCTCGATGCCAAGGTGCAGCGTGTTGACCAACTGAGCTGTGCTAATTTCAGGAGCCTCCAAGTGCTTCTGCCCCTCAGATAGGATGACTGCCAGCGCCCTCCGTTTAGCGGCCTGCTTGACGATATCCATCAACTCGCGCAAAGCTGACGCAATCGGCATTAGGGTGTACAGGTCCGTAAGCTGATGGAACTGAAACTCAGGCAGCTTGCCGCGGACATGTTCAAACACAATGCGGGCGTCACACACAGCTCGGCGGGAGACTTGATCGAGCACAATCTCCACAACGTAGCGGCTCACTAAGTCTGAAATGAACGCTGGGTTGAAGCCGGCATCTGAGACTGCGTTAAGCACAAGCTCAGGGTTGTTGAGCGTAATGCTCGCAATACCGCGCTCGCTCTCGATAGGCGGCTCCATTACCAGCCTTGGCTAGATGTGTTATTAGCCTCCAGCAGCGAGCCAGAACGGCCCTTTAGAGGCTGCCGCTTCTCGCCCTGCGCCCTGCACATCCAGGCGTTAAGGAAACGTCCCATGCCGCGGCGAGTCTTCCGCTTTGGTGGGTTCGTCTCAATCCAGAGTCGAGCCAACTCAAGCTCACGGTCTACCATTGTTTTACTGAATGCAGAGCAGAAGTCAGAGTACAAATTTGCAGGAATGGCGTAGAAACCATCCGTGCAGCGGAACTGGCCAGTTGTATCCTGCGGTTGCTCTTCCACTGGTTCAGGCTGCTTAACGTCAGGCAGAGTGTCATCAGGTTCAACGCGCCACTGTGGCTCTTCCTCTGTCGCAATAGCCGGCTGCGGCACCTCAACAGGCTCAGGCTGCTCAATAGCAATAGGGATAGAGATGTCCATCACCGTGCCGTTAGCGTGAGTAATTTTAATCGTGATGTTCATGGCTAGGATTTGGACTGCCCCTTGTTGCCTTTGTTGCCGATTCGTGAAACAGCGTGCCTCTGACTGTAGCCACACAGCATTAGGCCATGGATCAGTTGCTCGTCAGTTGGCTTATTCCAGACTGGACGCTTGAGATAATGGTCCAGATGCGTCCACCGATCAGTTGCTATTCGTCCACCAAACCAGTCCCACCACACGATGTGCGCCACTTCGCACCGGTACGCTCTGGGCACACTGGCCACCAGTGCCTTCCAGGTTGCTGGTGACACTTGGCGTTTTGCTGTCATTTCTGCGTTTGATTTTGGCATAATAGTTTATGTTGTTGGTCTGCGTGTTAACAGATGCGCAGCCCCTGGTCAGTCTCTCCTGACTGTCACGCGCTGGCGGTGGCTTGCGGCGTTCCCAGTCCTGCTATCATTTAATGCGCGGCAGGACTCGCACACTCTGGCCGAGTTCTATTTAGGAAGGCAGTCCATGCCATCCCGAAGGAGTTGAAAGAAGAAGCCAGCGTCCATAGTCACCTTCCAGTGCTTGCGGTTTTTCTTGTGAGCCACGATCCAGGCTTTTAGGCCCGCATCGCGTTCAGCCTGCTCGCAAGCCTTGTCAAGATTCAAAGCCTCCACACATTTGACTTCCATGTGCAGGTTTCGTAACTCCTCGCAGATTACGTCAGGCGAGTCTGTACCCCCGGCGAACTGCTGGCCCCTGCGTGCAGTGAAGCCAGCCTCGCGGAGCTCATCACGCCAGAGACGCTCACCGCGGGCACCCTTGGCGCGGGAGTTTACCATCCGGCTTCCTGTGCGAAGTCATCCGCCTTCTCAAACGGAATCTCATCAGGCACTTCCACTGGAGCGGGCTCAGCCTTGGCCGCAGTAGCAGGAAAGACATTCCACAGGTTGGCCTTGTCAGAGCTGATGAACAAAGTGGAAACGATGGCCTGAAAGTCTATGTCGCTAGTCTCAACGGTCTTGGCAATCCAAGACGCTGCCTTGACGCACTCCACATAGAGCTGTGCACGCTGGAAGATGAGACGCTTGGCGTCTGCCACAGTGCCACCACCCTGGCCGCTGGAGATGGCTGTGTTCACTTTGGCAGCAGTCTCAGCCTGACGGAAGGCACCGGCAGCAGCGTCAATGATGGCAGCCTTGTCGGTGACGTTCAGCTCGTTCGTATTCGAGTGTGAGTTAAACTTCACGCTAAGGCCCTGAAGGCCCTTGGAACCACCCTGTGACTTGATCGTGATGGTCTGGCCAACGAGATCCTTCATCTCGTCCTTGGTCCAGAAAGACGCACGCGTCTCACCGGTGGAGTCCTTGAGGATGACAGCCTGTACACGCCATGGGCCGTACTTGCCTTCCCCAGTCTTGGGCGGGAATGCAGCCTTAACTTGGGCTGACATTTCCCCTATGATACTGCCATCAGCAAGATTTGCGAGGTCAGCGATTTTTGCGACTTTCATGTGTTTGATTTTTGGTTATGTGGCAGCGAGCAACCGTGCCCGCTCACCACTGGTTGGCAGACAACTCTCAAATCGGCAGCGATTCAAGAAAACTTTACCGCTTTTTTGCGGAGGACTGTTTCCGTGCGGCTTCCTTCTGTACCGAGTACGCAATTGCCGCGGCCTGCTTGGGTGGCTTGCCGGACTTGATCTCGGCCTTGATATTCTGAACGAACGCCTGTTCGGTGGGTGAGTGCTTAAGTGGCATTTTGTTTCTTTCTGCGTTTGAGTTGAATTGCTTGCGCCTTCTTGAGCGCTTCTTGATAGGTGTCGGTAACAGCCTGCACGGACTGCCGGCCGATTGACCAGATCTTGAACTTGCCACGAACGGCTTGAATAACAACATCCCGCGGGATTCTGGGATCATCAGCAGCGGTAGCCATGTTTGGCAGTAGCGTCTGTGTTGGTGGCTCAGTAGTTCCGCTGTTGAGCGGGGCTGGTTCAGCAGCTTGGGCAACCTGCTGCTGCACGTTTGCAAAGTGCTCGTTGCGAAGACGCACGATCTCAGGGTCAATGCCAGCCTGGCGGGCTTCCTCTGCCTTGCCTTGCAACTCCATAGTGTCGAACTTGTTCCTGACACGGGCAAGCTCAGCATCAAACATAGCCTCACGTTTTTCTCCCATGGCTTTGAGCATCTGGTCGATCTTCATGTCACCAACCCTGGCGGCCTTGGCTGCTTCGTTCTGAATCTTGCCAAGCACAGTGCGGTGAGTGATCTCAGAACGAGGCGTCTTCTGGGAGATGAGGTCCGTAACAGCAGGAGGCGCTTCCTGTGGAGTTGGAAACTCTTCGACATCAAGGTTGCGGAATACTTGGCGCAACTGATTAGGAGTCACTTTTAGTTCAGGCTGCAACTTTGTTGGACTGCCGCCGCGGAGGTCTTCAAATGACTTCAGTGTGCGAATCTCTGGCAGCGGACGCAGGCCAACCGGCACAGGGCCGATAGTGCCTTCTGCTTCACGTTTAGCCACAGCAGCTTCAATCTCAGCCTGTCTGCGCTGTATCTCTTTGCGCTTGCGAGCAACTGCACTAACCTTCCTGCCAAGCACATCTTCTTGTGCTGCCTGCTGAAGCACGGCTTCAGATGTAGTAATCCTGCCAGCAAGCTCAGGGTCTTGCACCTTGCCAGTGAAGGTAGGCGTACCTTCGCGAATGATCTCGTTCATGGCCCTGCTGATTTCCTCGCCTTCGTTAAGGATCATCGAGACAGGAACAGTGCGTGAGCTTACACCGTACTTGCGCTCCTCGGTAGCGAGTTCAGCAGCGCGGCGCTCAGCAGCGGTTATAGCGGGAGAGAAGCGGACGCTTTGCTTGAGCTTGTCCTGATTGCTCTTAAGCACAGCAGCCTCTTCATCTTGGAAGACACCGGCCAGCTTGCCGTCAGCACTAAACAGCTTCACCTTGCCCTTGGGCGAGATGAACATCCGCTCACCAGTCACTGTGTCGGTAACGGCCTCGCCGCCGGGCAGCGCCTCACGCTTTGATGTGGCGGGGCTAAAGTTTGCTCGGATCTTGTTTACTAACTGTGGCTTATTGACCGTAACCTGCACAGGCTGACCATTGGGCTGGTAAAGCTGCACGTCACTGATTCCGTCCAAACGGATGCTCTGAATGCCAACTTGTTCGCGGCTTAGGGTCGTCCTAAACTTCTCTCCTTTAGGTGTAACAGCTTCGAGTTCCGGCTTTGGAACATTCCTAAACTTCATCGGGTCCATGTAGGGCTCGTTAATGCGAACCTCACCACGTTTGGCCCTAGGCTGAATCGAACTGGACATGTGCAGCATGTCGCGCATGAACTCCAAATTCTTTGTGCTAATTCCCTCTGGTGCCACGGCAGCCAGTGCCCTTACTGATGGCACCGAGCCTGTGGAACTTAGGTTGTCGATGTACGCCTTGGCATACGGAATCACGTCATCCAGTGAGTTGACGCGCAAATCCCTAAGGGCCGAATCAATCGCCGGAGAGTAGGTCCGGTTCAGATTGATCATGTCGTTGGCAAGCGACAGGTTAAAGAACTCCATCTTAGGGCCAGAACCCTTCTTGCCACTAGTCATGCTAAACGCCATTGGCAACCCAACCTGAGCAATCCTGGCAGTGTAGGCACGATCCTTGCCAGTAGACTTGCCCACATTCACACTGTGAGTCACCGTCACAAGGTGACCATCGTTAAGTGCCTGAGCAAAGCGAGCAACAGCCTCACGGTTCTCTGGCGCAATCAGCGGAGTGCCATGCTGTGTTTGGGCCTGAAACAGAGCAGAGACATACTGAGGTGTCAGCTTGTCCGTGTAGATGATTGGAGTGCCTTCCTTGATATTGCCAGGATAGACACCCTGTTGAATCATCACTGGATCTGCCCCTTGTGATCCCATGGCCTGCGCCACTTGATTGTAGATAGCCTTGTGGTATACAGCCTTCTCTGCCTCAGTGGTTAGCGCACCATTGGGATGGGTATCCTCGTAGGTTGCCCGCGGCTCCACAGCCACAACGCGACCACCATTCTGCATGGTCTCGCCAACAATAGGCACGTCCTTAGGGACACGCTCCACAAAAGGACGGGCAGCAGCCTCAGGGCTGACAGGCACTTGAGTCTGCGTGTTGATGGCAGTGCGAACCTTCTTGGTCATATCAGCCAATGGCTGGCTGCTGATGATCTTGCCATCCTTAAAGAAGTGGCCTGAGATAGGATCGTGAGTTGCCCCAACGGAACTCATCCCTGTTGCCGTGTACACCTTCTCTAGTGCGCCGCGGAAAGCCTTGTCTGCAACCGCTGAGATGGCAGATCCGCGGAAGTCTTGCAGGGACTCTGGCTTGGCATCAGACAAACTCTGCGCCATGCCTTCAGCGATGTACTCATGCGCTAGGTTCGTAGCAGCCACAAGACGATCCTGAAGCGGCACCTGCGGATCATTCATCCGGTCGATGTTCGCCTTGATCTGCTCAGCCGCGGCAGGATTGGTCTGTACTTGAGTTTCGTAATACTTCTGGGCCATTGCACCCAGTTCCTGAAACGCACCCAACTCGCCGCCGTGCTCCTTTGACAGATTACGCACAAAGTCAGTGGCAACCTGGTCACTGGTGTAGGCGTGCATCACCTCGTGAATCGCGCCAGTGTGGTTAATTTGATCAGCGTTTACAAAGATGGTCGTTTTGCCACCATCGCTTACAAACTTAACACCCTTGCCCATGTTGGCCCCAGAGCCACCCAAGGCCTCAGGAAGAGGCGTGGTATCGTTAATAAACGCCACCTCAACGCCAGCATGCTCAGCACTGTCGAGGATGCCAAACAAAGACGCCTTCTGGCGCGTCGTCATCGTGTCAGAGTTGAGCACGATCAACCTGTTCTGGATGTCGTCAGGAATGCGGACGTCTTGATTGCCGATAACAAAAGAGCGCTCCTGCGGGCGAGTCGTTAGATCAGTGAGGATCTCGCGCACAAAAGCCTGTTCCGTGGCTTTTCCAGTAAACTCAGGAATGATGCCAATGCCACCGCTGATAAGGCCACCAGCGGCAGCGCCAGCAGCGCCACCTTGCACAGTAGCCTCTGCTATACTGAGAGGAGTGCTGAATGGATCAGAGGCTTCCTGTGCGCCGCTGAGTGTAGCACCGATGGCAGCAGGAATCATTGCGCCATCCATAACCTTGCGAGTCATGCGGACTACAGGGTCAGGAATGTTCTTGATTAGCTTAACTGCCATCCGCTCAGCCCCCTGCACTTCAGCGTTACGAAGGGCTTCTTGAACAATCTTTGATGCCGTTTCCTCGGAACCAAGAATCTTGCCAGCCCACTTTGTGCCTGCTCCAGCAACCTGAGCAAGGCGAAGTGTTCCGTAAGTCTTAAGAGCTGTTCCAGCGTATCCAAATGCACCCTCATCAGGCAAAACAGTTCCTGCTGCAATAGCTCCAATTCCAGTTCCGGCCGCTGCCGCTTGTCTTGCTCCTTCTGTTTTTAAAAAGCCGCGGGTGAGCGAATCGCCAACAGCAGACATGGAGCCAACCTTCTCTGTAATGGCACCAACATTCTCAAGAACTTGACCAGCAACTCGGCGGCCCAAGCTCTCAACGGAACGCTCTGCCATGGCCTTGGTAAGCTCTTCCATGGTCTGCGTTGCCACCGCTTCGCCCCCCTTAGCCATGCCTTTAGTCAAAGCGGAAACCGCTGGCAACAGCAGGGTAATATCCATGATATTTCCAAGCTTTAAGCCAGACTCAATTTCTTCTTGAGAAGACCCAGGCACCATTGAAAATCCCTGAGTTTTGCGAAGATATTCAGAATATTGAGCGTCCTTACCAGCCTTATAAAGACCGTATGGATCTCCCGCAATTTTGTCCCAAGCCAACGCGCCAACTACTTTTGCGGAGTCAGACAACCTTCCTGTTCCAGTCATTACTCCATTGATGAGCTTGACTGCTGCCTTAGAAGCAGCGTTTGGGTCCATGTCTGCAAGTGATCGAAGACCCTCCCCTCCTGCTAGAAACGCTTCTCCTGCGCCTTCAGCCATGGAGCGAATTGCTTCCTTAAGAATGTCTCCACCCTGCTGCCAAAAGCCTGGCCCACCCTTAATCTGATTCTGTGCCTGAGTTTTGCCGGCATCCATGGCTTGGGCGCTGTTCCAGACCTGCATGAAGTCTTCCTTGGACAACATCGGTGCAGTTGGACTTTTGTCCAATAACTGCGTAGCAAGTGAGGCCAGCGTCTTTGGAAATAAGCGATCTACTTCAGCTTGGAAAACAGGTACAGGCGTGTCTGCCTCAACTTGCAATTCGTATCCAGCACCAGTCTCAGGATTGATATGGTAAGGCAACTGAACGGTTGTGCCTGCTCGAATGTACTGAGGAGGCTGGTCGTCCATCTGCCCAACAGAGGGCTGAGTAATCTGGTCTTCTGGATTCATGTTATTGCTTAATCCTGAAAATAGTCGAGCCCTTAAGGGGAGCGTTCAGCGGGCTTGCTTGCTGAGACTGACCAACAACCGGCACTGTGGCACTGGCTCCACCAGATACAGATTGACCAAACGGATTTTGAGTAGCAAGAGGGTTTACTGGCCGACTCTGTTCCATTCTCTTCATTTCAGGAATGTACTCCATGGGAACAGCACCCATTCTTCGAGCAACGCCAGGGCTGGTAGTGTTGATAACCTGCTCTCGAAGCTGCTTGTTGTAAGAGTCAATGTGACCGTTTGAGCCGTTGATAGCAGTCTCAAGAAAAGCCTCTGGGTCAGCATCAATTATTTGAGAGATTGTTTCAAATAAACCTTTCTGAACTCCCTGTTTTTCTTGCTGGGTTTTTGCTTGAAGATACTTATTAAACCAAACACTAGGATTGGTTATCTTTTTGCCGCCAAACATTGCTGTTTCTGGAGCGCCCATCAAAGGACTGTACTTAAATAGTACTTCCATATTTGAAACGGCATCATCTGATGGAACAGAGTTAATTTGCTTAACTGCAAATGTTTTTAGGTTTTGCAAAGCAGCATCTCTATCACCCTTATCAAGAAGCTCCCTGCTTTTATTGATTTCAGCAACCATTCCATTAACTCGCTTGTTAAGGTTGGTTAAGTTGCTCCAGTTTTGCTTTGCAGTTCCATACATTTCCGTCTTTTCAACGGGCTGAAGGTCTTGCTCGTACTGCTTGTACCGCTCATCAACCATCTTGAGCTTGCTGTTAAGCGCCTCAGTTGGCTGGCCATACGACATTAGAGCAGTCGAGTTGCGGTCAAATTCCATGTTCGCAAGAATCTGCTGCCTTTTAAGTTCGTGTTGAACAGCAGGAAACTGCTTCATCTCGTCAGGAAGTTTAGCAAACTGATCCTGCACATCCGCCAGTGTCTCATCACGCTGTTGTTGCAAGGCGGCCTGCTGCTGCGCTAACTGCGTGGCAAGATTGTTCCTTCGTTCAGCCTGGAGCTTCATTCCAGCCTCGACCATAGGCCGTGCTTTTTCGGGCACAAACTGCATCAAGTTTGCGTAAGAGTCTGGAAGTTCCATGAGTTAGTTTGTAAGATTTCCAAAGAAGTCAACACGCTGCCGTTGCGGAGGCGCACTCAAGCGCTGGCCAGCACCAAAATCTGTTCCGGTCATTGGGTTTGCTAAAAGCGATGCAGCCTGCTGCCTGTATGGCCTCATTGCTTCTTCCTCAAGAGTTGCCTGTTGCCTGGCTGCTGCTGCATCCAGCTCACGTTGCTGCTTCTGAAGCGCAAAGTTCTGGTTCACTGAGCCACCAATATAGCCCTTAGCCTTGTCCCAAAAGGCTGCCTTGTCTCGAAGCGACATGTTGGGGTCGCTATTAACCTGCTCAATCTGGCTATCAATTTCGTTGCGCACCTCAGGGTCAAGGAAGCTCTTGAATGTTTCGTAAGCCTTCTCTGATGACTTCACGCTGGACTGCATGTTCTTGTAGTCTTTATACGCATCGCCAGCAGCAGTGATGCCACTGGCAATTCCCCTGCCCATAGCCTCGTAACCACCTTGAAGAGTCTGGCCGATTCGAGCACCAGCTTCAAGAACGCCCTGGCCCATTTGAGAAATTGCTGACGGTGCCGCTCCCTGGTAGGGATTGATTGGTTTTGCCATAAACTAGGAAATTCTTGAGTCCATCCACGCTTTCACGAGCTGCTTAAGTTTTGGTTTGTTTGAAATGAACTTGGCAAATCTTTCTCCATATTTGCAGTACAAATCATGGAACCATTTTGGAGCGTCTTCAATTAGCCACTCACGGAATATTTTCCATGCAGGATTGCTTTCACCATACACCTCACGCGCAACCCAGCAAATAGCAGCAGCCGCCGCGGCACCTGCTGCGCCAACAATCGCTCCTGTCATTTGTGACTGCCCAGCCGATTTGGCGGCATTTGCCTGAGCCTGAGCGCCAGCCAAGTTCATTTGCGAGTTGTACGCACCATAGATGCTACCCATGCCAGTCTGCGATTCTGGATTAAACAATTGCGGGCCCGCCGCTTGGCCCATGTTGTAGCCCATCTGCTGTGCTCCACCAACTTGGCCTTGAAGGATCGGCTGTTTATAGAAAGCCTGCAACACGGGAGCTTGGGCAGCCTGAAGTTGACCCATAGCGCCAGCACCGAGCTGAGCCTGACCTGCCTGAATGTTGGTGGCAGCAGATAGTCTTTGCTGCTCCGCTTGGCCGCGAGCAAGTGCCTGCTGGAATGCTTGTCCCTGCGCACTAAGTCCGTACTGCAAGCCTGCCTGCTGGCGAGCGGTAGCTTCTGCTAAAGCGGGCTGGTAGATGGATTGAATCTGGCCAGCCGCAGATTGAGCGTTAGCCAGACGTTGCTGATAGCGTTGGTTAGCCACCTGAGAGCGGTTAAGAATCTCCGCTCCAACTGCACCTCCACCAAGGGCTGTGCCGCGGGCAGCAAAAGCAGAGCGGGCAGTTTGGTCAGCGATACGTTGCTCTTCTGGTGTCAGGCCGCGCCCAGCCTCTAGTTCACGCCGGCTACTCTCTGCCAAAAAGTTGGCATAATCACCCATGCCTGGCATCGTGTTGACATATTGATTAACGATCCCCTGATTGATGCGGTTCAGGCCAGATTGCATCTGGGGG